AATATTTTTTTATTTTCTCTACATATTATAAAATGAGTAATAAACTAATCGCTTTTAAAAATGCTGATAAATCAATGCAAGAGAAGTGGAAGCCTGGAAGAGACTTGCTAAACATACCGGCAAGTTTTAGAGGTATTTTTTGCGGACCACCATCATCAGGAAAATCAACTATTGTTAAAAACCTTTTAATCAAGGCTAAACCGATGTACAAAAAAGTCATTGTTGTTCACTATGGCGCAGACGCCGAAGGCGGTGGTACAGACGATTATAAAGAGTTTGAAGATGACGATGGCTTTAGTGTTGTAGGACTTGAAGACCTGCCAGACCCAAGAAAGATTAATGAAAAAAAAGAAAAGATGATGCTTATCCTAGAAGATATCCCATTATCGCATCTCAATAAAGTTCAGAAACAAATGTTAGACCGCCTGTATGGATATGCCAGTTCGCATAGGCACGTAACTGTCATAACTTGTGCGCAGGATGCCTTTGATGTCCCAGTAGGCGCACGCAGATGTAGTAATTTGTTTATTTTGTGGAAACAGCCCGACCTTTTAGTATTGTCTAATATGGCTAGTAGAACTGGGTACACTCCCGCAGATTTTCGCCAATTGTTCAAACTATGTGCAGGTAAACACGATAGCATTTGGATAGATCTATCAGAAAATTCTCCAGCGCCTCTAAGGTTGAACGGCTATCAGAAGATTGAACTTAACAATTCAGAATAATCAGGTTTAAAAAAATGAAGAATATAATTAAATATATAAAATACCGAGGCAAAGATAATGCTTGCCAAAAATATTTTATGAAGATTTGAGAGAGAATGTAAAAACACGAGCCTGATCAACTTGGGTTGTATGTGCCTCCTTCTTTTTGTAAATGGTAGTTTTTAATTCTTTTGAAATAAAAACTTTAAAAAAAAATCAAACTATATCTAGTGCCTTCAAATGGTTCAGATGCATGTTCTATCTCTGATCCGTTAAACATTAAACTATGAGATTTAATACTAAACTTCTTCTCTTTCCCATCTGAAGTATACAAAACTGTCTTACCTCCTGTATAATTACCAAAACCAACAATGAGACTTTCGCCAGTGTTTTTTGAATCCAAGTGTTTTTTTGCTACGGTATTTCTGTTCACATACACACTTTCAAATTTGAACTCTGGATAATGTGAATCTATGAACTCTCTGAACAATGGCATTATGTGTGGATATTTCTTTGAACAACTACTTATTTGTTTTTCACCTTTATATTTTGTCACTCCAAATACTGTTTGTCTGGCATTTCTTTGTGATGTTACTCCTATTTTAATAGAATGATAATTACCACTTTTTGAACCTTTTCGATATGTAGTTGGTATATTAATTTTTTCTAATTCATCATATATTTTGTCTAGTATAATTTTATCATCGTTAGATAATTTTGTTATTATTCTTTTTTTTCGTCTTCGTCGCTCCCCAAATCTATTTTGTTATATTGCATTTGTTCACCAACTGAATGTGCCATCTTTCGTGCTATCTCTTCACGTTGTGCGATAGACATTGCATTTTGATCCAAAGATGAAATGAACGAATGACGCAGTGAGTTTACTGTCAATGGCTTCCCATTATATTTCTTGAACGTGTTTCTTACCTTGGATGTGAACCCAGGCTGTGATAGACACTCACCATTGGCCTGAGAGAATAGACATGAATCGTTCGACTTACCTTTATCTGTATAATTTTTCAGAATTTCTTTTAAATCATTTGGTAGTTTGATAACCTGCTGACCATAATGTTTGGATGTTTTATACCGATTGAAAACGAATTCCTGAGGCACACGTTTAGCATTGAGAACAAGGTAATTATTCTCATCTTCTTGGACAACTCTGCCTTTCTTTTTTGTGAAGATTTTCATAAGTCTGTAGTCATCGATACGCCTTGGCGGTAAAAGAGTATAGACAGAAACCAAAGCACGATCTTCAAGATTTTTTATATCTTTCGTTTTATCCAAAATTTCATCCCATTTAATCATAACACTTGCTTCCTTGCCGTTCATCTTGTTTTCCTTTTTTGCTTTCTGATTATTATTCGCGAGTTGGGAGTTGTATGCAGAATACTTCTTGTAAACATCTTCCATGTCTTTCGGCAGATCATTTGAATTTCTTAGAAAAGATGTGATACTGTTTACGATAGTTGCCTGTGAATTTTTCGTTCTCCAATTGTCAGATTCCAAAATAAATTTCATCACCTTATCCACATCTTTCAGCCAGTCAAGGCTTTCCATAGGCTTGCCTTCGTGCATTAACTTATACACCCTTTTAGTGCGCGTTCGGTATTGTGCGATAGATTTTTCTGTTACACGGACTTTAGGCTTCTTTTCTTCCTTTTCTAGTTCATCGCCAATTTGTTGTTTTAATGCTTCCATCTTTTGTATTTATTATACACCAAGATAAAAAAAATAAAAATATAAATATACAAATAATTTTAAAAATGAATATACCATTTAAAGAAATGAAGAATACAATAAATGACGGACAAAGTCGCAAAAGAAGTTTATAAATGTTCTGGATGTAAATGTAAATATTTTATCGAAGACTTTGGTTTTACAAGGTTGGAAAAGAGATATAAAATTTGTGTTAAATGTAGGGAAAAGAGAAAAATTAAGAAATGCGACTTTGATGGGTGTGAATATTCTACTGTTTATAGTGGTGCTTTAACAACTCACAAAAGAACTCACACAGATGAGAAACCTTATAAGTGTGATCAGTGTGATTATAAATGTACTACAAGTGGTTCTTTAACAAGTCACAAAAGAACCCACACAGGTGAGAAACCTTATAAGTGTGATCAGTGTGATTATAAATGTACTACAAGTGGTTATTTAACAACTCACAAAAGAACCCACACAGGTGAGAAACCCTATGCGTGTGACCAGTGTGATAAAAGTTTTTCTGATGGTAGTGCTTATACAACACACAAAAGAACCCACACAGGTGAGAAACCTTATGCGTGTGATCAGTGTGGTGAAAGTTTTTCTCAAAGTGGTAATTTAACAACTCACAAAAGAACCCACACAGGTGATAAACCTTTTGAGTGTGATGAGTGTGATTATAAATGTATTAAAAGTGGTAATTTAATAACACACAAAAGAACCCATACAGGTGATAAACCTTTTGAGTGTGATGAGTGTGATTATAAATGTACTACAAGTAGTTATTTAACAATACACAAAAATTTTCATTGTAATCATGGTAATCCTGCTAAAAATACTTCAGCAGCAGAACTACATACAATACTTGTTCTTAAAGAACTTGGTTTATTGTTTATTCACGGATTACCTTATGATAATGTTAGACATATCCTACCTTTACAGTTTGACTTTCGTGTTAATCCTGATACCCCTTATCAGTTCTTTATTGAAACAGATGGAATACAACATACTAAACCTAATAAACTTTATGGAGGTGAAGAAATGTTTAAAATTATTCAGTTGAGAGATAAGATTAAAGATAATTATTGTGGTGATAAATTATTAAGGATACCTCACACAGTTCCATTAAAAGATTATAGAAAACTTATATTAGATTTTGCTACAAGGCATATAATAATATACGATGAATAGAATAAGTTATATACCAATAATCTATATACAATGTACTAATATATTGTATATACAGTATATTAACCTTATTACAGCCTATATATAAATTTATATATCATATATAATAAGGTCTATATACTGTATATACTTATATGTTATTAATGGTATATAGATTTTTATATACTATTGTTATATACCTATTCTATTCATCTTCTAATATACCTAACCTATTCATTGCTATATTAAATATATCTTTATCTTTTTCAACACCTATAAACTTTCTGTTAGTATTCTGACAAGCAACTCCAGTACTACCACTTCCCATTGTAAAATCAAATACAGTATCGCCTTCGTTTGAATAAGACTTTATCAACCACTCACAAAGGTCTACAGGTTTCTGGGTTCTATGAACTGATTTAGAAGGATTGTTAAACTTGACTATGGTCGTTGGGTGTCTATCTCCTTTATTATCAATAGATAGTTTCTCCTTTACAACTTGATATATTTCTGCTTTCTTGTACGAATTAGTTGATTTATTTCCTGTCGTTTTATACGGTTTCCCCTCTGTCTTCTGTGGGTTATATGTTCCTTGTTTTTCTTTGAATACATATACCATTTCGTGCTGTCGTAAAGGCATCTTATTCGCAGATAAAAATCCAACCTTGCGTGATTTCTCCCAAACCAAGTCATACCTAAACCACTTCTCATTTGATTGAATAAGTTTATATCCAAATTTTGTAGTACAGAAGAAAACATACACACAGTCTTTTTTACAAATATTTTTCAACTCGATCCACATCTGTTTCAAATCAATCATACAATCCCATTTACATTCAGTCTGTGTATAAGGTAAATCAACTAACACCATATCAACTTTATCTTTAATTTTTGGAAATATATTGAAACAATTATCGTTATACACTTCCATTTTATTAATATACAACATTTTATTTTATTTAATATTTATATCCCTCCTTCTTTTTCTTCATCACTCTCAGGAAGAGGAGGAATATCAGAATAAAAGGAAGATGAAGATGAGGGTGGTGGAGGATGTTCTGAATATAATTTCCGAACAATCAGATCCTGGAGGATCTGTTCTCTTATTTCGCGTCCATAATCTAAAGTATTATCGAAATATTTATATATAATATCTTTGACATTTGGAGGAAGAATCTGATAAAGATAATCATCAATAGGATCTGGATAATCGCTTGCAGACATAATTCGGCGTCCATACAGGTCTACATTATTAGCGTAATAGTCATATATAATATCTTTGACATTTGGAGGAAGATCTGAAAAAAAGTCAATCTTGTCTGTATAATCGCTAATTATATCTGCAAGCGATGAGGGTAGGGAGGGAATTGCTTCCAGAAGTTCTTCCTTTTTCTTTTCTTGTCCACGACCCCTCATCCTAAATTTGCATTTGTATCTTTTCATTTACTTTATCTAAACATTTTATTTTATTTTATCGTCTTTTAATCCGTGGGGATGGACACAAAATTCCAAGTACTAAAGTCACCAGAGAACTGTACAACTGTTGTCCTTCACATGACTCAACATTTATCAATTGGAAACAACAGAAGATTAAAAAACAGAATAGTATTATCACTTGGGTAAAGAACACCATTGCCTCTTTATTAACATCTCCAAAACAGCATGATCTCCACCTCACATCTTCATTTGGTGTATCCACCCTCTGTAATTCGAGATCTTTTTCCTCCTCTTTAGGTGGACATATCATTTATTAATATATCAACATATTAATAATTTACATTTTGTGAAACTACATCCGATATCTATTTTGAGATATCAATTCTAATCTGTATAACTCGGCAATCTCTTTTTCATTCATAGGTGAATTATATGGTGTTGGAGGTGATATATTAGGTAAACCACTCCAATCAAGTTGACAATCAATGTCCAAAGGTGGCACAGACTCAGTTGAGAAGTACCAACCATCGTGATCTGATTCTTTACAGCAACAACACATTAATTGCCCCATCTTTATATCATGTCAATATTTTATTTTTACTCTAGCAACACCACTTGCTCATACATTTTTTTGTCTGGTTAATCCCATCTAAAATTTTAGGGTGCTTACTCAGATAAATAATGAAACTGATAGCACC